ATCTCAAAGAGGACTATGCAGAAGTCGAGGTGAGGTTTTTCGGGGAGTGTTTCGAGCACGACTATTCGTTCGAAGAAGTCATGAACGAATACAAAATCGCAGGCTAACGAAAGGAGATCAAAAAATGACTACTGCAAAAACAAAGGAAGCGTTCGAGGTCGTGGTAGAAGGCGGCGTCATCAAGGCGCTCGACGAAAACGGCAAGCTCGTGATGGGGCTTTCGCTTTCCGACACGATCTTCGAAGCGCTGGAAGCCAAGGGCGTGGATTGCAACGGCTCCGGCATCACTTACAGAAACGTTCGGTAAAACAGAAAGGAATATCCAATGAAAACGCTTGATATCGAAGTGCTCGACATCCGGAAGATCGCAGGCGACGGCAATCTCAAGGCCTTCGTGGACGTGAAATTCTCCGACGCGATCATCGTGAAGGGCTTCAACGTCGTCATGGGAAAACGGGGTGTCATCGTGACGATGCCGCGCAAGGTGTCGAAGGACGGCCGGTGGTTCGACATCCTTACGCCTCTGAACGACGAGGTGAAGGCGGAGATCGAGACCAAAATTCTCGAGGCCTACGAACAAGAGTGAAGTACACAAGCCCGAATCACGATGTCGTGATAAACGCCCAGGGCGGTGACGCCGTCCTGGAGCGTATGGGGTTCAAAACAGAGGAGGAGACGATGGCAAAGAAGAAAAAGGCGGCGGCGAAGCCCGCCCCGGTGAAAGTCGAAAAGGCCGTGACCGAGGGTCAAAGCCGCAATCAGCTGATGGAGGTGGTGAAGTCGCGCGGGATCAAAAACTTTCGCGTGATGAACAAGGTCGAGCTCGCCGAGATCGTCGGCGGGGCCAAGGCGGACCGCGTGGCCGAAATCCAAAAGCAGGCGGTCGAACGCTGGAAGTCGGGCTGGGGAAAAAAGAAGGCAGAACAATAAGCGGAGTGGCCGGTGGCCTTCGGGCCCCGGTTAACGCACGGGCGCGGTCACAAGTCCGGCCAGAAAAGAGAGACACGAATGATACGAATAAAAAATCAGGATCAATTGACGGAATCCGAAAAAATTGCCTGGGCGATCCATCAATATCTTCGAAATCAGCTTGCCAAGGCCAAGCGCCGGTTGCGGCGGCTCAAATCCAGCCAAGAAGGTCGTTCCTAATAATTGGGAACGACCCCCTTTCACGAACTCGCAGTCGGGTTTAAACTGAATGCAAATCAAGAATTTCTCGCGGCGATCTGATCAATCGGCCGTCCTGACAATCGAATAAAGTCCTTTCCGGAAAGGCAAGAAAGCACCGGTCTTTTAGACCCGCTTTCTTGCCTTTTTTATTTGGTTGTCAGGAAACTTTTTGGAGGATGCGATGGCCGTTGCAAAACAAGATCTGCTCGATAAGGTTGAGGCCGCGCTCGATGCGCGTCTTTCGGGCGGGGCGGTGCAGTCCTACTCCATCGGCGGTCGGAACCTTCAGTACATCACGCTCGAAGAGCTTCGCAAGCTCCGCGATCAATTGAAGCGCGAGATCGCATCCGAATCCGGCAACGCAAGAACCTACGCGAAGTTCTCAAATCCCACATGACCGAAAAAAGAACTCCCGCAAACGAATCCTTCGGCAACCGAATCGCCCGCGGCATTGACGATCTGATCGGTATTTTTTCGCCGGGTGCGGCGTACAAACGAAAAGCGTTCCGCAAGGCGCAATCGATGCTCGGTTCCTACCGAGGCGCAGATAAAACGCGCCTTCGCGGCAGCTGGTGGCCGGGATCGGGTTCGGCGGATGAGGATCTGCTTCCGGATCTTGCGACCTTGCGCGAGAGAAGCCGCGATTTAAACCGCAACGACGCCCATGCGGTCGGAATCACGACGACCGTCACTTCCAACACCGTCGGCACCGGCATTAAGCCCCAGTCGCGGGTCAAGACGAAGAAGCTCGGTATCTCCGATGAAGAAGCGGCCGTCTTTCAGGAAGCCGCCGAGGACAACTGGGAGAAGTGGTGCCCGTTCGCCGACGCGGGCAACCGCATGGACTTCTACGAAATTCAGAACCTCGTCGACCGTCAAATCCTCGAAAACGGGGAGATCGTTCTTTTGCCGCTCATGCTCGAGGACAAAGATCGGCCGTTTTCGCTCGCGTTCGATGTCGTGGAAGCCGACCGCCTCGAAACCCCGCCCGACAAAAAAGCCGACAAGAATATCCGCTACGGCGTCGAGATCGGCGAGCGCGGGGAGCCGGTCGCTTACCACATTCGTGAAACGCATCCCGGTGACATGATCTTGTCCAGGGAGCGCGGCGTTAAGCGGTACATCCGGATTCCGGCCGTCAGCGAAACCAGGCGGAAGAATGTGCTCCATCTTTATTGGGTCAATCGCCCGGGACAGACAAGAGGCGTTCCTTTCTTCGCGCCGGTCATGAACTACTTCAAAGACTTGGCCGACTACATGGAAGCGGAGCTCGTCGCCGCGCGGGTGGCCGCGTGCTTCGCCATCTTCGTCAAAAAAGACGACAACTACGCCGCCGCGCTCGGAAACACCGCCGAGACCAATTCCAAAGGACAGAGGATTCAGGAACTGGAGCCGGGGATGATCGATTATCTGGGCCCCGGCGAGGACATCTCGGCGTTTAATCCCAATCGGCCGGGCGGCCAATTCGAGCCGTTTGTGGATCGGATTCTTCGCGCCATTTCGACGGGACTTAATCTTCCGTATGAAATCGTCGCCAAGGATTTCTCGAAAACGAATTATTCAAGTGCCCGAGCGGCGCTACTGGAAGCGCGGCGTTATTTCATGGTGCGTCAGGCCTGGCTTTCAAGAAAGCTCTGCCAGCCCGCATGGGACATGCTTCAGGAAGAAGCGTTTCTAAAAAACCAGCTTCCGGCCAAAACTTTCTACGAGAAAAAAAGCGACTGGTGCCGCGCCCGATGGATCGCGCCCGGCTGGCAGTGGGTGGATCCGGTGAAGGAGGCCAAGTCCTCCGAGATGGCGATTGATATCGGAATATCGACACTTGCGGATGAAACCGCATCCCAGGGCCGTGACTGGGAGGAAGTCTTGGAACAACGCGCGCGTGAGGCGGCGAAGGTCAAAGAACTCGAAGAAAAATACGGCGTAAAAATTCTCGGCGCTTCTTCCGGCGGTCCGGATCCGGAGCCCGAAACTGAGCTTGCCGGAGCCAAAAATGAAGCGTGAGCTTTTAAGAACGGAAATCGCAAGAGGCATCAAGCAGGGGTTCGGCGTCGACCGCGAAAAAGGAATCATCCGCGGTTTCGCGGTCATGAGCAAAGGGTTCATCAAAGACCAGAGAGGTTGGGAAATCGACGATGCGACGCTCGATCAGGTTGTCTTGGCCGGAAACAACCTGAAAACGGGCCTCAAGTCGCGCTTTGGACACCCCATGATGTCGAGCGAAGCGCTCGGGACATTTTTGGGACGAGTCAAAAACTTCGGCAAGGAAGGCGACATCGTCCGCGCCGATCTTTACTTCGACGAGTCGGCATACAAAACGCCGGACGGCGATCTTGCGACCTATGTGATGGATTTGGCCGAAAACGACCCGGAGGCCTTCGGGGCATCGGTTGTTCTTCTGGAATACGACCTTGAGGAACAGCTAGAGGCAGACGGCAAGACGCCGAAAAAAGATGCGGCAGGTCAGACCCTCCCCGCGCGGCTCCGGGTCGCCAAACTTTCTTCGGTCGACGTCGTGGACGAACCGGCGGCTAATGAGGGATTTTTCGGGAAATTCTTTCCGGACAACGTGAAGCTCTCGGCGGGTTTCGCCGAATTTCTCGAAAGGTTTATTCAAAATCCGGAAGCGGTGGAGAAAGCGAGCGCTTTCTTGAACAGATATCAAAACATGAAATCGGACGAATCCAAAAAGGAGGAGAGTCAGATGGATCTTAAAAGTTTGACACTTGAAATGTTGAAGGCCGAACGGCCGGATCTTGCCGACGCGTTGTCGAGCGAGGCCAAGGCCGCGGGTCTTTCGGAAGGCGCGGCGAGCGAAAGAAAGCGTGTTCTCGGGATTCTCGCAAAATCGGAGCTTCCCGAATATCTCAACATGCGGGTGCTTTCGAAGACGGCGATTGAGAACGGGGACAGCGTCGACGCCGCCGAGGGAAAGTTCAAGGATCAGCGGATCAAGGACCTTGAAACCCACGCCCCGAAAACGCCGGGCCCGGGCGACGGCGACCAGGCCGGGGATGCTTCGAATCTCTCGGTTGATGAGCAGTGCAAGCGCGACTGGGAGACGAAGCCCGGGATCCAGAAGGAATTCTCGTCGCTGGGCTCGTACACCGCCTATGTGAAGGCGGTGAAACGCGGACAGGTCAAAGAACTTAAGAAATAACTACTCGAAAAGGAGGAACTGAAAAATGGCAACACTCGCTCAGGACAAGCCCCGCGCATTCGGTGCTGGGGAATTCAACGAACTACCGGTCATCGCGTCGGACATCATCTACGAAGGCGCGGCCGTCGGCGACAACGGATCGGGGTTGGCCAGGCCTCTTGTGGCGGCGGACCCTTTTCTCGGATTCGCCAAGGAACGTTGCGACAATTCGGCCGGGGCCGCGAGCGCGCGAAACGTGAAGGTTTTTGAGCGCGGCAAAATCGAGCTCAACGTCACGGGCGTGGCATCCGCCGACGATGTGGGACAGACGGTGTATGCGTCGGATGACGACGCCTTCACGCTCACCTCATCCGGCAACTCGGCCATCGGCAAGGTGGCCAGGTGGGTTTCGGGTACGCGCTGTGTCGTGTACTTCGAGGGCGTGCAGGTCAGGTCGCTTTAATTTTTAATCGAAAAAGGAGGATCAAAAAATGGGTCTTAAACAACTTTCAAGCCGCGACGTCATTGGCCAGTTCTTCGAGGCCTTGGAGGCCGCGTCGGGTGTCACATGGATTCCGAAGGTTAGTATGCTTTTTCCTTCGAACCAGCAGTTCGAGAACTACAAATGGCTCGGCTTCTCACCGGCCTTGAGGCGCTGGATCGGGGAACGTCAGGCGAAGGGTCTGCGCGTCAACGGCATCACGATCGAGAACCTGCTCTATGAGGGGACGCTCGGCATCGATGTGGACGACATCCGGCGCGACAAAACCGGGCAGATCAAAATCCGCATCGGCGAGCAGGTGGACGAGGCGATCTCGCATTGGGCGACGCTTCTGACGGCGCTCATCCAAAACGCGGAGTCGTCTGCCTGTTATGACGGGCAGTTCTTCTTCGACACGGATCATCAGGAAGGCGACAGCCCGGCTCAATCAAACGACCTCTCGGCGTCGGATTACTCGGAGCTCAACATCACGACTCCGACCAATCCCACGGCGAACGAGCTCGCAAACGTCATCATGAAGATGATCCAGCACATGTACACGCTCAAAAACGACCAGAACCGTCCGATGAACCGCTTCGCCAAGCAGTTTCTCGTGATGGTGCCGGTGTCGTTTTTCGGCGCGGCTCAGCAGGCCATCTTCGAGCGCAACCTCGAGACCGGCGCGGGTGTCCGCAACAACCCGCTGGCTGGTCTCATGGACAGGGGCTGGCGGCTCGATGTCGAGGCGAACCCCGAGCTCACATGGACGGACAAGCTCGCGGTGTTCCGCACCGACGGCCGGGCGAAGCCCTTCATCCGTCAGGCGGAGTTGCTCGACGGCGCGTCGCAGGCTAACGACGAGTCACTCGGGATCCAAGTGCAGTCCATCGCCGAGGGCTCCGAAGAAGAGTTCAAGAACAACCAGTGGCTTTTCGGCATCAAGGCCAGCCGAAACGTCGGTTACGGCTATTGGCAACACGGGGTTCTGGGCACTTTATCGTAATCGGTTCTTTGAAAATCAAGGAGTCATGAAAAATGGCAAAGGGAAAAGTATGTCTTGTTTTGGCCGAAACAAAAAAAATCCGGGGAGCCGACATCCTTGCGGGCACGGTTCTCATGGAAGGGGCTTTGGCGCGGAACATCTCGGCCGAGGACGTCGCCAAGGCGGTGCAACTTGGGCAGGTGCAGGTCGAGCTCCGTGAGGCCAAAGACGACAAATGACCTATGACGCTCAAGTCTCAAATCCCAGATGACGCGCGTCACTCCTTCCTGAATCCGGACGAATTCGCCGAGGAGATCACATACACCCCCTTTGGGGGGCCACCTGTGTCGATCAATGCCGTCATTGCCCGAAAACAAATCGAGGCCGACGAGCAGGATCAGGGACACGTCCTTGAGAACCAGTGCGAAGTGTATTTGGCAAATCGCGCGGCAAGCGGAGTGCTGTCCGTGCAAAAGGGAAAGGACACTTTGTCTTTCCCAGAGCAGCCGGGAGGATCGCCTGTGAGCTGGTTCGTTGTCGACGTCATAAATAAAGACGACGGTATGTGGCGTCTTTTGGTGCAGAAGTGATGCAGATGGATTTGCGGCTCAATACAGCGGGTTTCGAGCGAGCGCTTCATCTTGCGCCGCAGAACTTAAAGCACGAGATCGGAGACGCGCTTGATCACGTGAGCCGCAAGTTTCTCAAGCGCTTTAGATCGGAGCGGCTTCAAGGGCCTCCGGGGATTCGCGGGTCGAATCGCGGCATCTTCACGCACTTTAAGCGCGTTTTCAAAGTCGCGCCCGAAATAGACGACATGGGCGTCATCATTTTTTCCGATTCCAAAATCGCCAAGCTCCACGAAGAGGGCGGTATCGTCCGCGATCCGGCGGGCGGCAAGATCGCGGTGCCTTTGAGTTTTCAGACGGACATGTTCACGGCCAAAGGAAAACTCCGAGAGCGTTTTAAGAAAATCCGCAATCTCAAAAACATCGTCGCGATCAAGCTTTCTGGAAAAATATTTCTCGCCCAAGCGAAGAAAAAAAGCCGCGAGAAAAAGTTTCGTTACGTTTTGAAGGATGAAGTCGAGATCAAGCCGAGACTCGGCTTTTACAACCTCTGGGAATCGATGGGGAACGAATCGTTCGCGATTCTAAACCGCGCCATCGGGAAAGCGCTGAGTAAATAAATGCCGGTATCCGTTCGGGAGGCAATCTTAAGCGACATCGAGACAGTTTTAAGCGGAATCGGGATAGCAAACGGCTTCGAGAATGACGTCGCAAGCGTCCAGCGCTGGAAGCAAAGAGGCAACCCGCTGAAAGACGTTCCCTGCATCGTGATCACGGCGGGACCTGAGGAGAAAAAGAAGGGCCCGAACCCGCTCATCACCGCGCGGCTCAAAGTTTATCTCGAGCTTTATACGCGGCAAGACGAGGGCGACGCGAGTGCAACGGACACGGTGCTGAATAGCATTTTGAAGGACATCGAAAAAGCGCTTTACGCCGACGTCACGCGCGGCGGGAAAGCCGTTGACACCGACATTCAGGAAGTGATTCCTTTCGGAGCGGAGGTCGGCAACGGTCACGCGGGACTCATTATCGGCGTCGAAATTCTTTACCGCCACCTGGCGGATAACTCCGCGCAGGCGGCTTAAATCTAGGGAGGAGAAAAATGCTTACACGAAAAACAGTAATTCTCTTGGAACTCGAAAGCACCTACGGAACGGATCCGGTGCCGGTGGCGGCGGATGACGGCATTTACGCGGCAGATGTTGAAGTCGAGCCGACCGGCGAAGTCTTGGAGCGTGACTATTACCGCGACACGCTTTCCAAGGCCGCACCCGTCATCGGCATGAAAGAAGCCCAACTCACCTTCAAAACCGAAATCAAAGGCTCAGGCGCGGCCGGTACCGCACCCAAGATCGGAAAACTCCTTCAAGGGTGCGGAATGGGCCAAACGATTTCGGCGGGCGTGTCTGTCACCTACGCGCCGCAATCGGCCGAGACGAGCGTCAAATCGCTCACGTTCTACGTCTACAAAGACGGCAATCTTCACAAGATCACCGGAGCCCGCGGCACCTATGTCTTAAATCTCGAAGCCGGAAAGTACGGAACGATCAGCTGGACGTTCAAAGGGCTCTACAACGACGTGTCCGCGGCCGCCGCGCCCTCGATCACGATGAGCGAAACGACGCTCCCGCCCATTGTCTACAACGCCTCGTTCACTTGGGGCGGCTACGCGGCGGTGGCGTCGGCATTGAGCATCGATTACGGCAACGCTCTTTCGCGCCGGGAAAGCTTCAATGCGCCTTCGGGCGTGGGGTCTTTCCGCATCGGCGACCGGAAACCTCAAGGGTCATTCAATCCGGAAGCCGTGGTTGAGGCGACGCATCCTTTTTGGGGCGATTGGAAGGCTTCGACGGCACGCGCCTTGGGGATCGTGATCGGTGCCCAAGCGGGGAACATTTGCACGATAAGTGCCCCGAAGTGCGTCTCGACCGGCGTTAAGTATTCCGACGACGAGGGTGTCGCGGTCTACGACACGCAGTTCATGCTCGCAGAAAACACGTCGGGCGACGACGAACTTTCCATCGTATTCACTTAAAAAAGGAGAAAAAACCATGATTTACGCGGTCGACATCAACGAAACACGCGACTACGTCTGCAAAGCGGACGAGAAGTCCGAAAAGCCCACCGTTTGGAAAATCGGCGTGATCGATTCGATCACGATGTCCAAACTCGACAAGGTCGATGTCGAATACAACATGGACACCGAAGACACGAAGATCAAAGCCAACCTCATGGGCCGGGAGCTCGAGTTCGTGCGCTACGGTCTCAAGGGCTGGCAGAACTTCTGCGGCAAAAACGGCGAGGAAATCAAACCCGATTTCAACACGATAGGACGTGCCGGCGGGTCATCCCAAGTTTTGAGTGACAGGGTGCTTCAGCGGATCCCGGCCGACATCATCCGGGAGCTCGCGCAGGAAATCCGCAAGGGCAATGCTCTCTCGGAGACAGAAAGAAAAAACTAAGAATGGCAGTCCACGCCTCGGAGCTGGGGCTGGATTGCCGTAAATGCACGACGGCCGAGAGGGTCGATCACGGCTTCGCGCGGCCGAGCCCCGTTCCCAACAGATGGGAGTTTGACGGAGAGCCGCTTGATCGGTGCCCGGTGTCGCTTGTCAGCTTCCAAAGCGCGTTATACCTCAAGTATTTCGCGTATTACCGCAGGGGCTTTTTAGTGAATGAAGGAACGATTGCATTACAGCCCGCGAAGCTTCTCGAAGCTTTTTCGGTGATCGAGCATGAAATTGAAGCTATTCGAAAAACGAATGAAGGAAAATAAGCATGGAGAAAAAAGAACTCCAGGCGATTTTGACTTTAAAGGATCATCTTTCACCGGTACTGAAGGGAGTGCGGGGAAGGATCAAGGTTTTCGCCGATGACATAAAGCGTCTTGCAACTAACTGGGTCACGACCACCGTCGCAGCCATCGGGTTTGGTCTGGCCTTAAAAGACATCATCAAAGAGTCCGCCGAGGAAGAAGCAGCTATCCGAAAACTCGGCGTATCCCTCACGAACGTCGGCATCTCTTTCAAAGACAACAAAGAAAAAATCGAGAGCTTTGCCGACTCCATCCAAAAGTCGACGCTCTACACCGATACGCAGGCCTACACGCTTCTTCAGAAGCTCATTCCCTACACGAAAGATTTGGATCAGGCGATGCGTGGAGCGCGTCTTGCGACCGATCTGGCCGCCTCGGGCCTCGTCGATTACGAATCATCGGCCAAACTCGTCGGAAACGCCTTAGCCGGAAACGTCGAGCAGCTTGGCCGCTACATCCCCGAGCTACGGGCTTCCAACAACGAAATCCTAAAGCACATGACGCAGAGCGAAAAGGCGGCGTATGCCTTAAGCGTCCTGCAACGGCTCTACGGCGGCATGGCGGAGGGTGAGCTTAATACGTTTAGCGGGCGCTTGAAGCAGCTGTCGAATTACTTCGACGACTTCAAGGAAGCGCTGGGTGACACGATCACGAAGTCTGACGCCATTCAGGCGGTCTTCAAAATCCTCACAGATCTACTTATCGCGCTCACCGCAAAGGTAAAAGAAAACCGAGAAACGATCACGTCTTGGATCGAGCGCGTCATACCGGCGCTCATTCACGCGGGCGGCTTTATCGCCAAGTGGATCCTCGGGATCCGCATGGTGTACGAAACGGCGCTCGCCATCGTCACGACCGTAATCGCCGGCATTTTAGATTTCATCGGGCTTCTTCGGATCAAGTTTGAAGAGATGAAGATTTTTATTTTCTCGACGTTCGAAGCGATCTTGGGGGGCGTGAGGAATTTTATTCAAAGCAACCTCTTACAAGTTAGATTCT